TACGTTGCCGTTGAGTATCTGGAATTCCGTCTCGGTCACGTCCAGTGCCGCCAGGGCCGTTGTACGATCCCAGGCCGGAACCGCTGGCGGAACATACTCCGCGCCATCGGTTTGTCCGAGCGCGAACCAATTTTTTCGATAGATGAAACGGACGAAACGGCGGGTTTCCTTGTCGCCAGCGGCGTTCGTGGTTTCCGCTTTGCGTGTGACCGGCATACAGAGTTCAATCGCTTTCGAACCCTTTTTGACAAAGCGTCCTTTGTCTTTCCATGCCATGAAAGACGCTATCGGCCCAAGCGGAATTCCGCGCTCGGACAATTGAAGCATGGCGAGCAATTGGTTTCCCGAACTGTAATTCCAGAACGCGGAGTAGGCGGCGAGCATTTTCCCAGGCGTGCGGACGGCATCGGCGAGCAATTCCGCCCATTTTGTGTTTTCGATTTTGGTTTCCATTGTGTTGTGTCCTTTCGTGTGTTGTGTCGTGTGTCCGGCTTTGCCGGAATCCGATACCGCGCTGTGACACGCGGTTACGCCTTGCGGCTATCGGCTATTCGCCCGCCAGGGCGGTCAAGAGGCGCGCGGCGCGCTTTGTTGCGTGGTAGGCATCTTCCAGTTCCGCAAGGTATCGCTGGCGGTCAAAAATCGCGTTTTCCAGGGTTTTGAGTTCCGCGCGTTTTTTGTCCACATCGGCGCGCGCTTTGGATAGTTCCGCGCGCTGGCGTTCGGATTCCGCCATGAAATCCGCTAGCGGAATGAAACCGAAATCGCTATCGATGGCGTTTTCAATGTTTGGCGCGCAATAGGTGAGAATGTCGCGAACGTAACCCGATGGCAGTTTCGCCAGGAGTTTCGCGAATAGCTTTTTTTCTTCCGCTTTGGACAGGTAGATTTTTCGGTCGTTCAATTCAATCATTGGTGTTTCCTTTCGTGTGTCGTGTGTCGTGTTATCGGGTTTCGATTTCGGCGTCATAGCGCGCTTCGAATGCCGGATAGGTGTCCACAAGGTCCGCTACTTCGCGGATGTAGTTTCTTCGGTCGATGGAATTCCAATCGGCGGAAATGAGTTTTCGAAGCAAGGTTTCGTAGGCTTTTTCGAATTGCGCATAGGTGAGACCTTGCGCGTCCTCTCCGGCGTGTGTCCGGCCAAAACATCCGCAATTCATTTCGCTCGGATGTTCACAGGAAACGTATTTCCCATCGCGGACCCAAGCTTGTCGTGTGTAGTCAAAGTACAGTTCCATGTTCGTCTAGTCCTTTCGTGCTATTGGATCGTTTCCAAAACATGCTGGGCGATATGCGCCAACACTTCCATGCGGGGTTCCGAGGCGTCCGCCCAAGCGATGTCGAATTCTCCGGTCATGATGTCGAGCAGTTCAAACAATCGCGCGTGCAATGATGGGGTTTTCATGTTCGTGTGTCCTTTCATTGGGCTATCGGGTTTCGGCGGCGTGTGTCCGGATGGCGTCCTGAATTCCAGCTACTTCCGAGGCGTTCAATATTCCGCCCATCATTTGCAAGCCGGAACCCGCGTGCAGGTCGAGAAACGTGGAATCGTAATAGGAACCCGCCAGAAATCGCGGGTTCGGGTTCGCATCGTTCAAAATCCAGATTTCGACAACAAACCGGCCACAATCGCGAACGATATCGCGGTGATTAAACGTGACGTGGTAGCGACCGATGGGCAAAGCCAGAAACATATTCGTGTGTCCTTTCATATACAAACCCGCCTTGTATATATGAATATAGGCTAGCCGTTGGGTTATGTCAATGCCCCTGGCGATTTTTCTTCGAATTCTTTCCACCGCTTTGTTGGTGTGCTACCCTCGGACGAAACCGAAACCGACACCCGTACCGGGTGGAGTTCCCCATACGATGTCCGGGACAAACAACACCCGGCCTCGGAGCCGGGTGGAACGAATGCGCCTGTATCGGGTGGACAGGTGGCAGGGTGGCGGGAAAGGACGGGAAAGGGTACTCCCGAGCACCGATGGTGCACCGGCACCGAAACCGAAACCCGCCACCCGGTCCTATACAGACACCTGCACACGAAACCTGGCGATATCCACATAACAAATATTATGCGACACCGTATGTCGCTGATTCTATTGGGACAGACGGCGAGACCGGATGGGCCGGAACCGACCGAATTTGATAGGACCCAACGCGAAGGCCGGGCCGGTTCACCGGGCCGGGGGGCCGAAATCCTGCGCTACCCCCAACCCTGATGACAAAAATTTTCAGAACCTGGCACCGGCTTCCTCCAGAGAGGAAACCGATGTATCGGTTTACGATCTGGAGGAGGTATGCCAGTGCCGGATGACTACGAGTCCGCTTCGAAACTATTGGAGGAGACCATGCCCGATGAACCAAAGCTAGGGAAGGTCGAGTTCTTTCCCGATCTGACGCAGTGCGCAGACGCTCATCGCAAGGATGCGTTGCACCCACCGCGATGCGGTGAGGCGTCGTTGCAGGCCGCGTCGGTCACTGCCAATGACCTGCTGGCCGCGATCCAGCGAACGCCACCGGGTGCGATTGGATCGTTCATACCCGACACTGCCGCTGCTGCGATGCGGCTGGCCGAGGAGTCTGCCCTGGCGTTGAAGCGGGAGCGCAACTACCAGCTGCTCCAGGCTGCGGCGATCCTGAGGGTGGATTGCGAATGCGTGGTAGCCGTGGAGCGTGCCGTCCAGTTGCTTGCCGAAATCGAACGTCGGAATCCATAGGAGGAACCCATGCCCACACCCACACTGACTGCTGCACAGAAAAAGGAACTGCTCCAGGTCGCCGCCTTCATCATGGCCAGTGGTCGATTCAGTTTTTCCCAGGCTCTGGAGCAGGCGCAGTTGCTGATGGCGGCAATCGAAGCGTTGCCCTGATGGATTCGGAGGATACCGGACTTCACTTGGAGTGGGTGCTTGCCGAACTGGACGCGCAGGATATCGGCGTGTATGCCGACAAGCACTGTGTCGCGCTCGACACCCCGAAAGGGAACTACATCGTTCCCGTGCGGTGGATTCAGTTCCTGCGGCACAAGCCCCATCGGGCGCAACTGATCGCGTTGCTGGACAGCCGTCCCGAGACACCGTTCCAGCGATTGGTCCGGGAATCCATGCAGAAGAGTTTGCCCCTGTAGCTCAACAGCAGAGCGTCCGGTTCGTAACCAGAAAGATGGTGGTTCAAATCCATCCGGGGGCTTTCTATGTATCGGTCGATGGAACGAATCGATGGCGACTCTTCCTGCCACGGGAAGATCCGCTATCGCGAAACCTCTGCCAGGAAAGCGGCCAGGGAGATGACCGCCAAGAAGCGGGAACCCTTCGAAGCGTATCCATGCCGGTACTGCATTGGCTGGCATGTCGGTCATCCGCGATTCTGGAAGTGGACCGAAGAACAGAAGAAAACCATCGCGTGATTTTTTCCTACCAGCCCGCCACGTATCGGAATAGAATTTCCGAAAATGAAACCCAAGCGCAAAAAGATTCCCTACCTCTGGGTCAGCTTTGCCAATGAGGATCACGGCTCTGCCGGTGTGGTTATCATCCGCGCCAGAAATGTGCTCGATGCGGCACGAGCCATCCAGGCGCTCGATATCGCGCCAAAAGATTTCCACGGCCAGGTCGCGGCGTTCCGCGCGCCCGATGATGTCGATATCCCGGAGGAAGCCACCAACCGGCTGTTGCAGAAGGACGACGTGAAGCGCCTGTTGCCGCATGTTCCGCTGGTGAACTCGAAAGGCGAAGACGTATGACACCCAAGACACTGAAAGCGGCCACGACCCAGCGGCTGGACGAGCGCAAGGAATTCCTGCTCGAACAGATCGACGCGGTGCAGCGGGAACTATGGGAACTGGAGCGGCGGGAGAAAAACTGCCGCATCGAGATCCGGCGCATCAATCGCGAACTGGAAACTAGAAGGACGCTACCGAAATGAACTGCGTGGTCATCACCGGCAGTCGCGACTGGACCGACGCGGCGGCAATTGAAAAACGGCTCGAAGCCGAACCGCCCGATACGGTATTCATCGAAGGCGGTGCGCGGGGCGCGGATGCGGTCTGTCGGTTCTGGTGTTCGCTGCACAACCGAAACCACATTCGCGTCGATGCAAACTGGGAATACTACGGAAACTCCGCAGGCGTGATTCGCAACGGATGGATGCTCGACATGCGACCGCGCCTGGTGATCGCGTTCTGGCGAAACAATTCCCGTGGAACCGCCGACTGCATCCATCAGGCCGAGGCGCTGGGCATTCCCGTGGAGAAACATATCCGATGAGCCATGAAACGATGACCGAACCCGAAGGCTGCGCCTTGTGCGGGGCTGGCCCGGTCTGGACCGTCTGGAAAGATGATCCGTTTCAATACGGGCCTGGGCCGGATGCGCCTGTCATTGAGGTGCGTGTCCCGGTTCGGCATTGCCAATCGTGCGGTGAGGAGTGGACCGACTGGGAAGCCGAGCAAATCCGCGACACGGCCATCGCGTTGTACAAAGCCGCCGCGAAGGAGGCCGAGCATGACGCATGAAGACAGACCGCTCGAATGGGGAATCGGTCACGTCATCAACACCTACAAGAAGTGTCCCAAGTGCGGCGGCAGTAATTTCGAAGTCCGAAACTACGACCTGATGTGGCACGACGGTGAAGTGTGGTGCACCGACTGTGACGTGTACGTGCGCGGCTATGATGCGGGGTGAACAATGGACAAGGCTGACAACGAACGAATTCTGGATCTGGTGCGGACTTCCAAGGAGGCCATCGATGAGTATCTGCGCGAGGAGCCGTTGCACCATTGGGATGTCATCGACTACGTGCGCGAGGAAGTCTGGCGGCAGGGTCACGATGTGGAAACCCTCGACGGTATCGAGCGCGTGTGCTGGATGCTCAATGCCTGGCGCTACGCGATGCGAATGCAGGCCCCGTTGACGGTGAACCAGATCATCCGGATTGGCCAGCGCATCGAACCGCAGAAAAACCAGACGGGCCTGCGCACGGTCGGCGTGCGCGTCGGCAACCGCATCTGTCCACCAGCAGAGAATGTCCGCGCCCTGCTGTTCGGCCTGGTCGAATTGCATCGCAATCACGGGATGACGCCGATGGAGTTCTACCGGCAGCTGCTGGAGATCCACCCCTTTGTCGATGGCAACGGGCGCACCGGCAAGGTGGTGCTCAATTGGCTGAACGGCACGCTACTGGAGCCGATATTTCCACCGAAGGATTTCTGGGGGTATCCGATTCGGAATCCGTAGTCAGTGCAGTCGCGGCACCGGCATATCGACCACGCCAAGGCGCTGCAATACGTAGAACAGGACGCACAGCAAGGCGATCACGATGATGGCGTTGGCGAATGGCTTTGGCATTGGGATGTAGGTCACGACCAGGTAGGCCACCAATCCCACAAGAGCGATCCAGAGGATGAGGGTAATCATGCGCGGAGGATATCACAGTGAAATGCGAGAGCGTTTGCATTGGCGTTGATGACGCCGACATGCCCTCGTACTACAGCGAGGAGTTTATCTACGCCAGAAAGCCACGGACGTGCTGCGAGTGCGGTGGAACGATTCCGGCGAAAGCCCGGTACTTCAAGGCCGTTGGCAAATGGGATGGCGAGTGGGTGCGGTTTCGCCAGTGCATCCCATGCAATGAAATCCAGCGCGTATTCTCCTGTGATCGCGGGTTTCACTTCGGCGGATTGTGGGAAGCCTGGAATGACGCTGACGGATTCGCGAACCTCACCGTCCGCGATCCGTGCTTTCAGAAACTGTCGTTCGCAGCGCGCGTATTTTTGATCGACCGATGGTGGCACTGGCGGGAATTGCATCCATTCGAGGAGTAGTGCTAGGCTGCTTCGTATGGATCACAACATCTACCCGACGCATACGTGTTTCGACGACGCGCTGGATCTGATGATGGCGATACTGAAGGAGAACCAGGAATCCCCCGACGACGTGAAGGCGTCACTGCGCGATGACCTGTACCTGGTCCACGGTGTGACGATGATTACCGGCAAGCCGTCCGCGCACGCATGGGTGGAATACGATTTCAACAACACCGCGTTGTTTGTCGGCATCCTCAATGGCAAACGCGAAAACTTTTCCGCGCCTCGCGATGAGTACTACCGCGAATTGCAGGTGGTCGAGCACACCCGGTATCGCTACCGCGAGGCGTTCGCGTTCAACCGCGCAACCGGCCACTACGGCCCGTGGAACGAGCGGTACAAGAAGATGCTCCGCGCCTCCCCGCAGGTGGACGCCTACAAGATCGACCGGATCGGGCCGCTGTGATGGCAACATCACCGCACGGCTGGACACATGCCATGTGCAACAGGTGTTGGTACGACACCAAGCCGGGACGCGAACCCGTCAAGGTGCGCGATCCCAAGGCGGAGAGGTGTTGCTTTTGCGGACGCATGACCGCCTATGGCGTTTACGTGCGCCGCGATCCGGACGCCATAGAATTGAAATGCAACAAGGACTGACGGAGGGGCAATGAAAGTCACAATGGCACAGTCGATTGATCGCAATCGCGGGATCTGTTCGACGTGTCAGTATTTTTCCGCGCGATTGTTTGAAAACGGAAACCAGCGATTCGTCTGCCGCAAGGACAACGTGTTTCTGAAAGCCCACGTCGCCGAATGCACCGACTATCAGCGCAAGAACAACGGACTGTTTGCCGACGCCGCCTGGCAGGTCGGCCTGAACACCGAAACCGGCATCGTGGAATTCCGCGACCCGAACTATCGCACGTTCCACCTGGTCGAAGGCAAGCCAGTGCGCATCAAACCGAAGGACGATGATGATTGAGCATGACGCCGACTGCGATGCCGTTGGCGTTGGTCCCGACCTGGAACCATCCACGAAGCCCTGCAACTGCGGGGCGGACAACGCATCGCAGATCATTCGCATGAGCCGCCTGCTGCGCTGTGCGTCGGGGTTCCACGAACCGCTGATTCGCCCGATTGCGATGGGTGGCGTCATCGAGGAGCCGGTTCGCTTTGAGATTCCCAGCCGCGACCACGGGCCGGTCCACGCCGCGATCTGCCGACACTGCCGGGTTCTCTATATGCGGAGGCGTGATGAGTGAAATTCCGATGCGCGAGGCCACCGAAACCGAAGCACGCGAAGCCGTGATGGCGGTATTGAAGTTCAATCGCCGCTGGGCGATTCGCGGTGTCCTGATTATGGGTGGAAATCTGCTGATTGCGGCGTGGGATGCCTACTGGATGGCCCATGATCTCGCGCATCACTACCGCTTCCTTGCCGTTTTCATGGCGCTGGCCTCATTGGTCGGGGTCTGGTCCGCAGGCCGGTGCTGGCCGATGTTCATTCTCAACTTTCGCCTGTGGCAAATGCACTGTTTGATGTTGGAAACCTTCGTGAAGCCCCCGCCTGCCGACCGCCCCTAGTCCAAATCTTCCATTTTTCATAGATTTAATTCCAAAAACCATATTTCCGGGTGTATCTTCGAGGCACGATGGCCGAGGAATACACCGATTTGCCGTTTTCGGACGCAAATTCCGACAAAACCCTGAGTCCGCACGCCGCCCGCCTTCAGGAACAGAAGGTTTTGAACTACGTGCGCCGTGGGATGGGCAAAACCGGGGTTTCCCACCGGGTGATGACCGACGCCGAGCGGATGACCATCTGCATGTTGTGTGGGCAGGGCCTGTCCTACGATGAAATCGGGGAACAAGTCAAACGATCCCCGGCCACGGTGCGCGGTGTCATCTTCCAGGCGCGAAAAGCAGCATCCGCCGCAGGCTTGAACTACGACTGGCGCGCGGACTTGAAGGAAAAATCCGTCCAGGCGATCCGCGCTGCGTTGGTTCACGACAAGGACCCCTACAAAGCCGGTGGCATCGCGGTCCAGACCATGAAGGGCCTGGGCGAATTCGAAAACGAGGGCCAGGTCCACATCGCGACCCTCTTGAATTCCATCCCGGAATCCCAACGAGACCGCTACGTATCGCTCGACACCGCCGATGCCATCGAAATCGAGGGCAACGAAGTTCCCGACCCGGCTCCAGCGGAAGTTCCTTTTGAGGACGAGCCAGAGGCCGAGCCTCCAACCGTGGACGACCCGGAGCCGGGGAAGGAACCGACGCCATGAGCCGGGAGATGCCGCAATCGCTATCGCTTCCGGCACGCAAAAAATACATGGCGTCGTATCTGGCCGACCGCGAGCGCGGGCGCAAGGATCTGCTCTGGCTCTGCCGTGAAGTGTTGGGCTATCGCGACATCCGTGGAGCGGACCCCGGCTGGGAAGACCTGGGTAATATCTCTGCCGGGGAAAACCATCAGCCGTTGCTCGACGGCCTGCACAAGTTCGCCGGTCGAAAAGAAATCGCCGACTGCGAAGCGATGACGGTGGTTTCCTCCATCGAGCGCATGGCGATGTACGACCAACTGGAGCCGGACGGGAACCGCAATTTCCTCGCCCTATTTCCCCGCGATCATCTCAAAACCAGCATCTGCACCATCGGTCACACGTTGCAGTGGATTTTGAACTATCCCGACGTGCGTATCCTGCTTTCATTCTCCTCCGGCGACCACGGCGACCGCATCATGACCGCGATCCTGGGCCACTTCCGGTACAACTCGAATTTTCGATTCTGGTATCCGGAGTTTTGCCCGCCCGCGAAAAACGCGAAGGACTTCGGGAGTCTGCAATCGTTCATCGTTCCCAACCGCACCCGGCAAATCACAGAACCCACCGTGATGGCGGTGTCGGTGGGCAAAATGATTGCCGGAACCCACCAGGACGTACACAAACATTCCGACCTTGTGGACAAGGAGAACGTCAAGACATCCGCAGGTATCCGCGAGGTCGTGGACCACTTCAAATACACCGATCCGCTGCTAGCGCGCGTTGCAGGCAAGCAAGGCTGGCGCGATGTCGAGGGCACACCCTACGACTTTTCCGATCTCTACGGTCACATCCGCGATACCGAATCGAACCTGCCCGAAGCGCAGCGCAGTTGGCGTGTGGTCGAGCGCGGCGCGCAGATCCACGCCGAGACGGGCAAGACTTTGTGGCCACATCGATACGACTGGGCATCGTTGGAGCGAATCAAGCACCTGGTCGGCCTCTACATCTTCGAGGCCCAGTACAACATGCGCTGTATTGCACCATCCGGGGGACTGGCCACGCGCGAAGAGATCATGTGGATACCCCGCGCGAGGGTCGCCGAACTGATGCCGCAATATCGGATTCACACCACTGTGGATCTAGCCGGAATGGAGGAGAAATCCGACGGCGCGTTTTGCGCGCTGACCACCTGCGGTTTCCTTCCATCCGGCTACATCCATGTGATTGATATCCGGCACGGACACTTCACCCCGTTCCAGGTCATCTGGCATTTCTTCGACATCCACAAGAAGTACCGGCCCAGGGATTTCAAGATGGAGAAGAACCACCATGCGCAGGTCATCGAACCGTTTCTGCGGCAGGAGATGGCCAAGCGAAACACGTACCTGAACGTGTTGAACATTCCCCGCGACAACGCGATATCGAAGGACAACCGGATTTCGGGATTGCAATCGTGGTTCGCGGCGAAACGGATTCGCATCGTGGACGACCTTGCCTGCGATGGGCATCTCATCATGGAGATCACCCGTTTCAACAAGTACAAGTACAAGGACATCCTCGACACTCTTGCCGACCAGTTGCAGCACGCCGATGGCGTGGGCATCGAGCCGGACCTGTACCCGCGCCAGAGCGAAGATTCGGGCCGTCCGTGGTTTGAAGAACTGGGCCGCGCGAAATTTCTCGGATTTGATCCGATGTCCAAGCAAGCCATTTTCGGTGGGCAACCCACCGAGACCGAAGACAGCTACTACCACGCGAGGACGGGATTGTAATGGCCAGCTACGGAACCGCCGCGCTCGACGCCTACGCCCCGCTCACCGAAGCGGAAGCCGCAAAGATCACCACCACCGAACAGGAGTGGTCCGATAGCTTCGCGTTGAAAATTGTGTGCGACGATTTCTCGCGCGCGGAAAACTATCGCTCGCAAAACCACGACTGGCGCTGGCAGAACGCCGACGCGCTCTACCTGGGCTATGTCGCGCAAAAGTTTTGGGAAGGCACGAAGATCCCGCGCGCATCGATCCCGGTATTCACCGCCTACGAACAAATTGAATCGATGGTGCCGCGTGTGGTCCAGGCATTGTTTGGCGATAACCCGTGGTTTGAAGCATCGCCGATTGGCAAGACCACGCCGAAGGCCGCGCGGGTGAGCCGCGACACGATTCTGGCGCAGATGGCCGAGACCCGGATCAAGCGCGTGGTGGAACTGGCGCTGCGCAGCGGTCTCACCTACGGCAACGGAATTCTGGAATCGTCCTGGCTCTACCAATCGCAGATGGTGAAAAAGTTCGTGCCGCGCTTCCAGCCCCAGCGCCGCCCGATCCAGCATCCCATTACCGGCCAGACGTTCTCGGTGCCATCGGGTGGCTTCGACCGCGTCGTGGTGGAAGTGATGGAGGAGGAGTATGTCAACCGGCCCAACGTCGAGACCGTCTCGCTGAAGGATTTCTACATCGATCCGAACTGTCCGACATCGGACCCGGCAGACGCGCGCTACACCGTCAAGCGCCTGTTCCTGGATCTGGACTATTTGAAATCCCTGCGGGCGCTGGAGGATTTCACGATTCCCGACGATGCGACGTTGACCGAGATGGCGCAGGTGAAGCCATCCACGCAGGGCGACAACACCAAGTCCTGGCAGGAGTCCGCGCGCATGGCGAATTGGCAACCGCAGGTGGATCAAACCGCCGATCCCGGTGGCACGCGGGTGGAGGTGTTGATCTACAAGACAGACCGGCGAATTGTGTGGGTGGCCAATCGCTCGATGGTGTTCTACAACCGGCCCAACCCCTACGGTCGGAAACTGCAATACAACTTCTGCTACACGGATCTGCTGGACCGTTTCTACGGTCTCGCGATCACCGATGTGGTCGAAGGCGAACAGCGATTGCAGGAAGGCGTATTGAATGGGCGTATCGATGAACTGGCGCTCAACATCCACCCCCAGACCGTGGTGGCCAGGTCCAATACCGAACCTGTCTACAAGCTGCGAGTGCGGCCTGGGGGTGTGACGTATTCCACCGATCCGAAAAACGACATGCGCCGGGAGTACACGCAGAACGTGACCCAACAGGCGTTCATGGAAACCGCAGCGTCCGACGTGCGCGTGCAGAAAATCACCGGGCAAAACGATCTCGTGTCGGGCGCGCAAAATCCGGTGGCGCGATCCGCGACCGGCGCGGGCCTGCAAGGCCAGGCGACATTCAGTCGGTCGCAGTACCAGGTGGAGAAGGTCGAAGACAACATGCTGGGGCCGATTCTGACCGACGTGCACATGCTCAACCAGCACCACCTGGACCCGAACCAGATGATTGAGGCCGTCGATGGCCAGATGATCGACCCGATGGAAGTATTCGGCGCGAAGGTGCGATTTGAAATGCGTGCCGGTTCTCGCATGGCGTCCCGTCAAGGACTGCTCCAGGTGCTGCCCTACATCATGCAGTACGCGATGAACCCGCAATTGAATTCGCAGCTGGCCGACCAGGGCAAGACGCTCGACTACGAGGAAATTTTCCAGATGCTTCTGGACTCGACCGGCTACAAGAAAAAGGCCACCTGGATTCGCGACATGACCCCGCAGGAACAGCAGGCGCTCCAGGCCGCGCGCCAGAATCCGCAAAACGCCGAACTCCAGAAACAGCGCGAGCGCATGGCGCAGATGGCCACGATGCAGCAGAACAAGGGCGAACTGGATCTGACCAAGGTGGCCATCCAGGCGCGCTCCGACGAGAAGATTGCATTGCTGGATGCGAAAACAAAACTGGAGACCAGCGGCAGTGATTGAGTCCGATGGTGGCCTCGGCCATGACCAGATTGACGCGCTCCAGAAAGCCGCCTCGTATCGCGCGCTGGCGGAATCGGACGGCTATCACCGGCTGTTGGACTTTCTCGAATCCTGGTCGAACCTGGCGCTACAGAACATGCGCACTGCCAGCTTTCGCGACGATGACCGGACGCGAACCAACATGCAGTTGATCTGGTCGGAACGTGAAAACACGCTCGAAGAAATCCAGCACGAAGTGCAACGCGGCATTGCCGCAGGCCAGCAACTGGCCAACGAAATTGATCCCGAAGTACGCATCAACGCTGGACTCCCAATGGAGTTTGGCGACAACGAATAGAGGAATCCCGCGATGAAAGACGAAAAGGACCTGCCCGTATCACCCAACGAGCCGCCTGCTGCGGAGGACACCACACACCTGTTCACCGACTCCGGCGATGGTGGCGGCGAATCGATGCTGCCTGGCTACGATGGCGCAGAAGGTAGCCCCACGGCGGTGCCGGAACCCTACGAGGCAAAGGGCGAAAAACTACTGCGATTGAAACTGCCGGGCGGTCACGCCTACACGGCCAAGACCGAACGCGAATTGCTCGAACTGGTCTACAAGGGCAAGGTCGCCGCCGATGAAGCGATCCGCGACCGCGAAGCGCAGATTCGCAACTTGCAGCAGGCCGGGCCTGCGGGTGCGCGTCCGAACCCATCCCCGGGCATGGTGCAAGCGCCACCGATGACACCGGGCGAGGAATGGGACCCGCAAAAATACCTGAACCTGCTGGGCGAAGATCCGATGAAGGCGCGGCTCTACCAGGACAAGTTCATGTACGGCGGTCTCGATCCAGTGCAGGCGACATCGTATGCGTATAACGTCGCGCAGAAACTCGACCAGCAGATGCTCGCCGCATCGTTCCACGACCGCAATCCCGATTTTCCGATTTCGCCGGAGAACTCCCAGAAACTGATGGGCGTGCTCCAGGCGCGCGGTCTGGCTCCCAACATCGTGAACCTGGAATGGGCCTACGGCGAAATGAAGCGCAACGGAGTACTGGCACCTGCCGGTCCCGGTGCTGCGGTGGACGAAAACCAATACGAGGAAATCGACTTCGGTGCCCCAGGCACCAATCATGCGCCCCCGGTAGCTCCACGGCCTGCGGCACCTGCTCCGCCTCAACCGCCTGCTGGCCCGCAACGTCGCGGCGGGGGCGCACCGCCGTCCCCGCGCAATGGCGGTGGAAACAACACGCCCGATGTCGTCAGCTTCGAGCAGATGACGCTGGCGGAATTGAAAGCGCACGCGCAGAAAATCGGCGCGCTTCGGCACTGAAACTATTGTTCGCTTGACGACTCGGCGCGACCGAGTTTTTAATCACTGGCAGCGCGGAGTACTTTCAACCAAGAAGCACCCGCGCTTGTCATCAACCTGCACTCCGGAACCACACGGGGTCTTTTCCGCTCGATAACCACATCGGCGCTCTCTGAACCCAAGTTTCGTTTTCATCGTTTCCACGAACGAACAGGAGAGCTATATGGCCTATACCCCGGCAAGCAATCTCACCGGCACGGCGACCATCCGTCACCTTGCCACGGTGTACTACAAGAAACAGGCGCTGGACCAGCTGATGAAGAAGTTCTACTTCATGTCGGCAGGCGAACCCGACATCATCCCGCTGCGTTCCGGCAAAACCGTCCAGTACTATCGCTACACGTTGTTCGCCGCCAACACCGCGCCAACAACGGAAGGCACCGTGGGCACCGGCCTCTCGCTGGACACCACGACCATTTCGGCGACCGTCTCCGAGTACAGCGACTTCCTCACGGGATCTTCGCTCTTGGAGGAAACGGCCATCGATCCCATCGCGGAAAATTCCGCCAAGCAGTTGGGATATCGCGCCGGTCTCTCGGTCGATACCATCTGCCGCATCGAACTGGATTCTCCCGGCGCTCTCATCAACCAGGCCACCATCGCGGCCAACGGAACATCCGCCGATCTGCGCAAAGCCAAGGCGCTGCTGAACGGCCAGGATGTGGGTCCAAAGGAAGGCGAAGATTTCCTCGGGATCATCCACCCCTATGTGCTCTACGACATCCTCTCCGACAACGCCGCTGGCGGGTTCATCGACGTGATGCGCTATTCCCAGCCCGAGGTCGCGATGACGGGTGAAGTGGGAAAAGTCGAAGGCGTGCGATTGGTGAAGTCCACCAACGTGAAGAACGATGGCGTTGCCGCTCCCGGCACCAAATATTCCACCTACGTCATCGGCGAAGGCGCGATGGGTGTGGTTTCCCTCGGTGGCCGTGGTCCATCGAAGGTTACCGATCCGAAGAAGCAGAGCTTCCAGGTGAATGTGATCCCCGGCAAGCCGCAGATCGCCGATCCGGAAGGCAAGATCGGATTCGCGGTCAGCTATCGATTCGTGTTCGTCGCGAAATTGCTCGACACGACCACGTACCGATACAAAGCCATTCAGATGGATTCGTCCATCGTCTAGGAGGCCGCTATGGCGCAGGCGTCTGTTATCAGACTCGCCGCGCAGCTGCCTTCGCAGGAACTCAATCTCGGCGCGGTTTCCGTCGCCGAGAAGGTGTTCCGCAAAAATGATGGCAGTGCGCTGGTGCTTCCGTTTCCGCTGACATCGCTCGCTGGGCCGACCGGCAAAATTATGTCGCTGTTCCGCATTCGCGCGGCAGGTCGCGTGTTTGGTAGCGGTGCCATGAACTTCACGCCCCAGTTGCTGTGGGGCACGTCGATCACGGTGGCGCAGAACACGGACCTCGAATCCGGTGTGGCCGGTGCGTTGACTTCCCAGGATGGGACCTGGCGCATCGACGGGGACTACTCGATTGATTTCACCACGGGACGTATCAGCGGGTTCGCCACCAATTTCATGTCCGGCAACGCGCAGGTCCTCACGGCGGCGGCGATTTCGGATTTGCAGATTGGAAACCTGTCTACGCCTCCGATGGTGTTCAACCGGCCAGAGAACCAGTACGGGTTTGTGGTCTCCGGGACATTCTCGGTCGGCAACGCTTTGAACAAGGCGTACCTGGATATTTTCCAACTCGAAATGGTGGGGTAGTCGTGCTCATAAAAACCGAAAGCAATCAAGCTGCGATTGCCGAAGAGGATCTGGTCCGCAAGACGCGGCACCACTTCGAGCAGGAAGATCGCGCCCAAACAAAACGAGATGCCGACACGATTGCGCCGGACCTGGCGGGGATGGATGTCACCAACCCCGGCCAGAGGGCAGGACGCCCCATGTCGGGATGGACGCTCCAGCAGAAGCTGGAAAAGATCGTGTCGATTCTCTACTTCGAGCGCAGCAACGCCGATCCGACAAAGACCGGCATCTACCTGGTGCTGCATCGATCCACAAGCGCGAACAAATATGACGGCCTGCGGTTCCTCTGCGGCATGGAGACCGGCGTGATGCCGGAGTTTTCTGTCATCGAGGCCGAGGCCCATACCGTGCCCGATCCGGAAGCGCCAGGGGGCAACCGCATCGAGTTCGGCATGGCCAAGGAAATTCGCGGCTGGCGCACGGTGCTGCTGCGCCTCATGCAAAACCGCGTTCTATCGGCACACGATATCGAACGCTATTTCAACATTTCAATGGGTCGCGATTCCCAGCGATGGCAACAACTCCTGGCCGGGAATTTCGAACTCGTGACCGAGGAGTACGACGATGGGAGAGATTCGGGAGCGACTGGCGAAGACCGAAGCGGGGATCGAACACCGGATGGAGACGGAGAACCAATCGGTAGGGATCAACCTGAACATGGACCAGCTGATGGCGTTGATACGGGAGATGAAGAAACCCGACGACGAGACGCTGGCGGCGAAAGCAGCCGAGGACAAGCGCAAGAAGGACGCGATGGACTCGATGATTGCGCTCACGAAGCTGGAGCAGGAGAACCGCGCGCGGGGACAGAAGAACTGCCCGCATGAAAAGCAGGACAAGACCTCGACCTGGTACGGCCAGGTGCATTCCGATGGATTGATCCATCCGATTTGCGTGCGCTGCCAGAAGGAAGCCACGCCGTATCCACCACCACGGGAATTGATTTCCGGAATGGGACTGAGCTAAACCAATGGCATCGACCTACAAGATTTCCGACGCGATCACCTACGCGCAGGCGATTTGTGTAGGGATGCCCGTGGCCGCGATCCAGCTTGCCGCCGCCGACATGGTGAACGCCATCATCTGGAATGCGTACCCGTGGCAGTGGGCGCGAAAGAACGCACCGGCCATTCCACTCATCGACGGACAGCAGGACTATTCGTTCGCGACGGTCGCCGACTACATGCGGCTGTTGAAGGCCACGTTGGTGCGAACCAGCACCACGCCCAACGCCTACGAAGAACTCACCGTTGTTCGCAATCTCGCGCAGGATCTCACGAAGGCCGGGTTTCGCTCCGGTCTGTCCCAGGTCGCCTATGACGGCACCACGGGCGGGCCGATCCTGCGATTGAACCAGGCCGCGTCGATTCCGCCCGGCAACGTGGTGAACCTGGTGCCGCAGTACCAGCCGCAGCCGGTGAAGATCATTGCCGTCACCGCGACCATTGTGTTCCCCGACCAATATTTTATGACGTTCTGCGCGGGCCTGCTTTGGCAGTTCTATCTGCTGGCGAAGGACGGTCGCGCCGGTACCGCGCAGGCCACCAAGACCGGATCGATGGTCTACACCGGCCAGATGGGGATCTTCTACGACGAATTGATTTCGATGCGCGAGGCCGAAGACTACGGCGGCGGCGACACCCTGCACCCGTCCGAGCCTATTGGCATCGGTGGGCCGGGTACCTGGATTGGTGCCGGAATCTATGGGCCATAACCGATGCCATCCGAGAACGACAAGTTCAATCACGCCCGCATCGAAAACACGGCGCTGCCCTATATTTCCAACGCCTCGATTGTGGAAGCGCGTCCGCACTGGGTTCCGGGATCGCATGACACCCTCGCGTCGATTCGCGGATGGACGGAACGCCGACCGGGATTTGCGCTCTACGAAGGCGGCGTCAGCTATGGTAGTTCGAACGCGGTGCGGTTCTTCTCCTGGCAGCGGTGGGATGGATCGTTCTATGTGATGATGTCGGTCACCGATGTCGGCGCGAACACGTCGAAAGTCTACAAACAGAAAATCGGAACCGATGCGACCTTCCAGCTACTCTTGACCGACGCCACCACGTCGGAGGCGTTCGACTATGTCGAAGCCAACAATTTCATTTTCTTCGGCAACGGCAACCTCATGCGGAAGTACGACGGCACCACCGTCACCAACTGGGGTATCAATCCGCAACCCGCGTCGGTGGCCACGCTGGTCAATACCGCTGCCGGGAATGTTCCCAATAGTATCGGCCACCGATATATCTACACCTACGGCGTGAGCGGAACCGGATACATGTCCGACGTGTCCGATCCTTCGCTGGTGACCACGCCGGGTGTCACGCTGCGGCAATGGACGGTGAGTGGTCCGTTCTGCGCCGACACGCAGTGCAATCAGATCCACATCTACCGCACCGAAGACGGTGGATCGGTGTATCTGGAATTGCCGAATTCTCCAATCGCGAACCCCGGCTCCGGCACCTGGTCGATCATCGACAACGCGGCAGATTCCGCATTGCAGCAGGCATTCCCCGCGCCATTCCCTGGTGTGAACGATCCACCGATTCCGATGCTGGGCTTTCGGTTCTTTGCCGGGCGCATCTGGGGATTCAAGGGCGATACAGTGTACTTCTCCACCTACGAGGAAAACACCACGTCGGTCGCGGAGGAATGCTTCGGTCAGCCACGCACCAACTCGCGTGCCTTCGGATCGCAGGTGTTCGGCATTGCCAAGACGCCGGAATTCCTGCTGGTGTTCACCACACGCGGCATCTATCGCATTGGCGGGGACTCGCTCAATACGTTTGCCTACTCGCAGCTGTCGCACAACATGGGTGTCCGCAACCGCGCCACCATTGCGGAATTCGATGACAAGGTGGCATGGTTTGATATGTCCGACACCATCCAGATCACGGATGGAAACGCCATCGCGAAAGACGATCTGTCCCTGGCGATTCGCCCCGATATTGAAAACGTCCCGCATCCTTCCGCGCGCATGGCCGTGTACGCGGTCGGCAAATACAAGTGGCTCATGTTTGCCGATGGACAGACCAACCGCGTTTGGGTCTACGACTTGTCGTTGAACCAATGGAACCCGGCCTGGACGCAGATCATCAGCGGTATCGGTTCGGTGCAGACGGCTGCGGGTGTGTTCAAGCTGCTGGCCGGTGTCTTCAACGGAACCAATATCGAAGTCCGCGTGGTGGATCACACGACGTTTGCGGATGCCGGTGTCCCGTATGCGCCGGAGTCGCGATTGAATCTGGTACAGGTGAACCGCGACAACCCGACCTCGGTGGGCGTGCTCGAATACGTTGGCGTCGAACGTAACAATGTCGCGCTGTCGGACGTAGGGATGCTCACCGATGAAGATTTCACGACCGGCATCTATACCAGCATTTTCGCCAACGAAACCGAACCGGCCAACCGCACCAACGGCGTGAACCTGGTGGAGAAATGGTATTGGGCCAACACGCCGTCGGCACAGCGTGTGTCGGTCAGTCTGAAATGGGCGGCGGTGAATTCGAAGTTCATCCTCTACGTGCTCGACGTGATCTCGCGGAAGGTGAACTGATGGACATTTTCGCGCCCGATATCGGATTCGAAAAGAGCAATGCCAGCAGCGTGCTGGTCAATCAAAACATCCCCGGCACCACCATCGGCTCCACCAACAATTACGTCTACGACGCCAATGGTGTGGCGCGAAATCCGCAGGCGCAGGGTCTGGCCACCAGTCTTGGCCAGGGCGCGGTGGCCCCATTTCCAGGCGGTGTATCGCTGGGCACATCTGCCGGTGCGCTGGCCAACGGCTGCACCGCTGTCGGATACCATGCGCTGGCGAAGATATTTTCCGGGACCGCCCTGGGCGACCAGGCGCAATCGCTGGCCTACCGTGGAATTGCCATCGGGCGCTGCGCCGTTGTGACTCCGACCGGATTGAACGGGATTGCCATCGGATCGCTGTCCAGCGTCTCCGGTGCAAACGGAATCGCGATGGGCAATGGGGCTGTATCGAGCGGGGACAGTTCCATCAGTTTCGGCAACAAAGTGCAGGCGTCCGGGGCGCAATCGATTTGCATCGGAACCTCCAGCGTGGCCAGCGGATCGCAGGATGTCGTCATCGGATATCTCAATTCCGTCTCCGGCTTCAATGTGATCGCCATCGGCAACGGCATCCAGACCGCGCAGAACAATTGCGTCCTGTTGGGCAAGGGCGCAATACCGGCTGCTGCGAATAGTTTCGTTGCCGGTGCGCCGGGACTGTTTCAGCAGGGGCCGATTCTCGATGTGTTTTTTGGTCAGGGTCCGCGAGTGTTTCTGGCCGGTGGGACCGTGATGGGTTCCTACACCATCCATGGCGAGGAGGCCGGTGGTGGCGCGACGGGTGGCGCGAATACAAATCTGAATCGTGCCGGTGGAAACCTCAATCTCGCAGGTGGCCGTAGCACGGGATCTGGCGTCGGCGGCAGCGTCAACATTCAGGTGTGCGGTTCGTTCGGCAGCAATGAAACGCTGAACTCGCTGGCTACTGCGCTGTCGATTGCTCCGGGTCCAATGATTACGGCATCGTCACCCGTGACGATCAACGGGCCACTCACCATCAACAGCGGCGTCAGCCAATGCCTCACCATCAGCGCCCCTGCGGGAGTCGGCAAGCAGATTTTCTTCGATACGGCCAGTTCTCCCCGTTGGATCATCGGAGTGGATGCGCTTGCGGAAAGCGGCGGCAACGCTGGGTCCAATTTTGGTCTGTATGCCTTTGGTGATACCGGAGCATTCATCGATAACCCGATCTTCGTTACCCGTGCTGCCGGTGGATCGATCACGATCAGCCGTCCCACAACCGTCAATGGCAGTCTGGGCGTCAGCAATGGAAACATCAGCATCACAGGCACCGGCAGCGTTGACGCCCTCTTCATTTTGAATGCTGGCCCCAGTCACTTCCGCTATATCAGCGCGAGGACCACCAATGCGGTTCGGTGGGATATGGTGCTGGCGAATTCGGACCCGGAGACGGGCGGCAATGCCGGATCGAACTTCGACCTGCGTTCGCGTGATGACAGCGGCACCCAGATTGATGTTCCGCTTTTCATCGCCCGTGCTGCTGGTGGACACATTGCGTTGAACCGGCCCGTGGACATCACCGGCAACCTCACGGTCACCGGCACCGTCACTGGGACCAATATCGGCGCAACGTCCGGCGCATATACTCCCGCCTTTGCTGATGCAGGCAACTCCACTTTTGCAGCCGCGCTGGTTCCATTCAAATGGACGCGGATTGGCAATGTTGTCCATGTTGCCGGTGCGATCAATTTCACGGCGACGGTTGCGGGGGCGGCCATTTCGTTTTACGTGACGTTGCCGATTGCCAGCAACCTCCTCAATCAAGGAGATCTGGCGGGGCAGATTGGATTTCAGGTTGCCGGTGGTGGTGGCAATCAGAGCGGTGGCGTGTTTGCGGACCCTCCCAGTGATCGAGCGCGATGCAATGGGTTTTGCAATACGGGATCTGACATCATCGCGATTTCTTTTGATTACATCGTGCAGTAGTTTTGGAGGAGTTTGTGGAAATGAAAATGTCCGACTACGATTTCGAATTGTTTTTGCTCGTGTACGCGGCCTTCAAAAAGGCCGATGCGATGGTGATGGAGTTTCTCAATCGCACCGCGACCGCAGCCGGGATTGATCCCAAGACGCATCGGTTCAACATCGAGATGCGATGCTTTGAGCCGATACCGTGTGGCGATTCGCTTTTCATCGGCGAGAGTGGCGAGCGCCATACGTAGAGAGGCACCGCCAGCGCCAACAACGGTCGAATAGTTTTGGCTCGATTCGTGTTATAAACCGAAGCACAGATCCGACGTAGCTACCGTCGTCGATTCGCGAGGTAGCTATGTCCGCACAAGACGATCTACAGGCCCTGCAAGGACAACTCGGAAGCCGCGCCGGAATGCTCGACCCCGGCCTGGCCGATCTCAGCGGCATGTTTGGCGGTGCTGCGGATTCCTACCAGAAATTCCTCGACAATCAAAACACGGCAACGGGCCTGTCGCCCGAGGCGCTATCGGCGCTGCGCACGCAGGGCACATCCGGCATCAACGACCAATACCAATCTGCGGCGCAATCGATCAACTCGCAGTTGCTCCGTCGCGGCGCTGCCGGTGGTGGCGAACTACCAGGCTCTGGCGGCGATATCTCGCGCGCGTACCAGCCGCTGTATTCCGCAATGGAGGCCGCGAAAACGAAAGCGCAGACCGACACGATCATGGCCGACGAAGCCGCGAAGGAAAAATCGCTCTACCAGAACCAGCAACTGGCGATGCAGGCCGCTGGCAATGTTTTCGGCAACGCAAACACACTCTACAATTCCGGCAACAATGCCATCCTCGGCGCTGCGGGCATCGCGGACAAGGCGGCGGAACTCGAAGGCCCCAGCTGGCTGAAGCTGCTGGGCACTGCGGGAATATCCGGCCTGTTGAATCCCAGTTCTTCTGGCGGTGGCCTGGGCGGATTGATCTCCGGTGGCGGCACCAATGGCAGCGGCAAGTTCGGCGTACTCGGTGATTTGCTCGGCGGAATTTTCGGTGGTGGCAACAGCACGCACGGTACGGATGCGCAGGCATTGGGTAATGTTGATTGGGGCGCGAACGACAACTCCGCGCTGGGCAAGGTGGCCGGTCTTGGCGAAGCAGGGCTGGCCGACGCATTCAAGCAACTTCCAGCGGCAGGTGGTGCCGTTGCCAATGCAGCGGGCAGTGCTGGTGGTGCGCTGGGCAATGCGCTGGGAACAGTCGGCGCGGGACTCGGCACCGCAGCAAGCGCGGTGGGTTCTGGAATCGCCTCTGCGGCGGGTGCGGTCGGTTCCGGCCTGAGTTCTCTAGCCTCGGCGGCGGTTCCGCTTCTGACCAACCCGATCACGGCGATTGCCGGTGCGGCGATCCTCGGTGCAGTGGCCTGGACGAAATCGCAGGCGCATTGGGAAGCCAATACCTGGACGAAGGGTTTCCAGGCACCGTTCGACAATCACATGCAGGATGCCGTCAACCAGGTGCAGCAGCTGAAGGCGTCGGGCCAGTACACCCCCGAGGTGGCCCAGCAGATGCAATCCAGCGCGAAGGACGCCATCGATGGATACCTCCAGAAACTGGACACATTCTATCGCGAGAAGGGCACCAACAGCGACCAGGCGAAGGTCGCCTCCCAGGCATGGGCGACGTTCCAGAAATACTACGGTCCAGGCGGGCAGGGATACCTGGACCAACTGGCGGCATAGATGGACCAACTCGATACACTCATACAGCAACTCGGGCAGCAGCGCGCGGGCATCCAGTCTCCGGCGATTTCACCCATTGCGTCGTTGGACTTCGGTGCCAACGGTCCACCACCGGACCCGGTGCCGCTGCCGCCCGAGGATTTCATTGTCTCCCCGGACCCGAACAATCCACGCACGCCCGACCAGCGCATGGAAGGGTTTCGGCGAATGCTCACGAACTTCACATTCGACCTGGGAAGTGGACTGTCCGCAGCCAGCGCCAATCCTCGCGGTCGCACGCTACGCACCGAGGCGGGCATGGGCGCGATTTTGCAGATGCCGAAAAACCTGCAAGACCAGCAGCAGGCATTCCAGGAGCGCCAGGCGGCGGCGAAGCTGGCAAAGCAGAAGGCTGTCATCGACGCGATCCAAACAAAACAGCGGGGCGATTTCCAGGATGAGCAGGTTCGGCAAACCGAGGAACTGCGCCGGATTCAACAGCAAACCGCCGATCAAATCAAAGCCAAAAACGAATCCGATGCTGCTGCGAAAACCGCCGCAGAGGCGGGCAAGGCGGCAGACGCTCGCACGAAACTGTTCACCGAAGGCGCAAAGATTGGGCAGGTTCCGGAGTTTGACGATGGCGGGACCTTCACCAACTTTCGCAAGATGAATCCCGACGAGCTATCGGCGGTCCAGCAGAGCGTGGTTGACAGAAACCAGTCCGTGGCGGATGTGAACAAGGAACGTATTCGTGTGGGCGGTCTTGCGAAAACCGAAGCGCCCCAACTCCAGATTTACAACGCCTACCGGGACCAGATGACAGCAGCTGGGAAACCGCCGCTGATGCTGGACGAGTGGTTGTCGAAGGTTGCGAACATGAAGGAAACGCAACCCCGCACGCGCGTCATCACCACGGTCGATGAGGACGGAAACCCCATCACCAAGATCGTGGGCGATACGGTCGGGGGGACGTGGTTGAAGCCTCCCCCGATGGCCGAACAGAATCGCATCGGCCAGGCCAAGCGCGTGCAACTCCAGATTGACGACGCGCTGGAATTGATCGACAAGCATCCGGAGAACATCGGCCCGATCAACGGACGCATCGAGGACAGCGCGCTGAAAGTCGGAAGCGTCGATCCGAAGTATTCGCAACTGGTCACCAACCTGGGGTCGATTGTTGCCATGATGCCGATCCTGCACGGGTTCCGTGGTGGATCGCAGGCGATGGATCACTTCAATACCATTGTCGGCGACCCGCACCTGTCTCCGGCAGCGTTGAAGGCATCGCTCAATACCATCAAGCGGCTGGCCCTGGAAATTGAAACCGGCAAGGGCGTCCCCGTCGATGACAACGGCGAACCGATCACCGCCTCCGCGACGGCGAAACCACCCGCAGCAACGCTGCCGGGTGGAGTCACCCTGGACGATATCGCGAAAGAAAAAGCGCGGCGGCAGGCCGCAGGGAAACAATGATGCCGCAAGGGAATTCGGATCTCTCCACGCTTTCCGACGAAGACCTTCAGATATACGAGGATTTGCTGAAATCCAGGCAGGCCGGTGCGCAACCATCCTCCAAGCCCGACATCGAGGCCGGTATCGGCGGGCCGAAGCTGAAACCGCCCAAAGGCTACCAGACAGCGGACTACATCCAGGGCGCGCGCGGATTCGTGAAGAACCCGTTCCGGCCCAATGCGAAAACCACCGGCACCGTCACCGTTCGAATCGGTGACAAAGAACAGCAGATGACCATCGGCGACAATGTGCCCGCAGCCGCCGTGCCCGCGATGATCCAGAAAAATGTCGATTACCAGTCGAGCGCGTTGAACCCGGAGAACATCGGTAATGCCGTTGCGAATTTCGGCAGGGCGATGAACCCGGTCCCGGCTCTGGTGCGTGGATGGCAGGACCCGATTGGCATGGGTGGGGATATCTTGAAAGCGCAGGGCGCGGAACTGGGCAAGGCGAGGGACGCATTCAACCAGGGCGAATATGGGCGCGCGATTGGTCATGGCCTCGGGTATGCGTTGCCGGTCATTGGACCCGCCGCCGCGAACGCGGGAGAACAGATCCGATCTGGCGATGTGTCTGGCGGTCTGGGGAATGCCGCCGCGATGGTGCTGCCGGAAGCTGCATCGATGGCGCTGAAGAATCGCAGTATCCCCGTCGTTCCGAAGATGCTCACGAAGAATCCGGCAGAAGCCTCGGCGGTTCGGTTCGGAATGCGCGAGGGCCTGCCGGTGGATGCCGCGACCGCAACGGGCAATCCTGCGGTGCGCGGTGGCCAATGGCTCGCGGATAATTCCATCGGCGGTAGCATCATGCGGCATTCGGCAAAGCAGGCCGAGGCGGGACAGTTCGCCAGCAAACTGGATGAACTCGCCAACCAGCCCGGCTACACCGCACTGACCCCGAACACGCCCGAGCAGGCTGGTGCGGCGGTGAGGGGTGCGATGGAGTCCAAGATTGCGCAGCAGCACGGGATTGCCAACACGGCATACAACGACTTGCGGGCGATTGAAAACGATCCGAAAAATATCGTCCGCATCCAGACCGGAACCCAGCCCGCGCCGCCACAATCGCTGCATGGAATGTTGACCGGCCAGCAGCCCGCCCCGGTGCCGGTCTACGAGGACATCGCGCTGCCGGTGGATACCACCGCTGTCAAGTCCGCGCTTGCTCCGATCCTGGAGGAGATGAAGCGCACGATGCCAGAAGCGCAGCGCCAGGCATCCCCAGGATTGCAGGCACTGTCGAACATCGTGAACGGGCCGGATTTTGTATCGGCGTCGGTCGCGGATCGAAATCTGTCGGCGCTGAAAGGCATCGAGCGCGGTGCCGACTCCAAGTACTTGCGCAACGTCAGCCAGGGACTCGCCGCAAAGACCGTCAGCGAATTGAGCGATGCCGTCGATGCCGCCGTGGCTCGCGGCGGACCAAAGGCGACGGGTGCGCTGCAACGGGGCCGCGCGGCCACGAAACTGAAATACGACGTTGCTGGCGTGCTGGACAATGTGCGCGAGGAGCCGGTCCAGGCATTCAACCAGATGGTGTATTCCAAGGATGCCGGTATCAATCAGCTGCGCGATGTCGCGACACATGCACCATCGAAGATGCCCGAGGTCGGCCAGGCATTCTTGAACGATATGTTCGACGCATCCACCAGCGATGGCGGGTTTGAGCGCGCGGCGGCGAACTGGTCGAAGTGGGAAAAACTGGGACCGGAAACCAAGAAGGTCCTGTTCAAAGATCCGCAGTACATCCAAGACCTGAACGACTTTTTCCTGCTCGCGAAAAAGCGTGCAGGCAACCCCAACCCCAGCGGCACGGCGTTGGTCGGACAAACCGGCGTGATGGCCGGTGCGGCGATCTCGCATCCGATTGCGGTGGGGACTTCGATCATGTCGCTCGCGACGATGTCGAAGATTCTGCATTCTCCGCGCGCGGTCAGTCTGATGGTGGATGGATTGAAGGTGTCGGGCAAGGTGCCGGTCGCAGCGATCACGGCGGCGAACCTGGGCGGCATTCTCGATAGCAACACCAAGGCGCTCGATGTTCCGCCGACTGTACCGCGTGCAGTGAAGAAGTAGCCATGCTCGAAGTTCTACACCACCCCTATATCTACATCTGGTTCGCGGTCGTGGTGGTGTTGCGCAATATCGGTGGTGCATTTCCGGAACCCGATCCGGAATTGAAGCGAGGGTTCGGTAGCGGAAGCCCCGGCTACCGTTTCGTGCACAGAATTGCAAACGGGATGACGATGGATTTGAAAAGTGTGGGCCTCGATCCCCGCCAGGTAGGATTGAGGCTGAAGCCGAGACCCACTTCCCAGGATGGGAACTAGAGTGTCTTGCTGACCGATATCTTGGGGCGCACGATGACGTAGGTGAACGCTTCACCACCACCGCCGTGCTTGCCCTTGCCGAACCGTTTCACGCGACCAGCGCGGAGCATCACACGTAGCAAACGGCCAACCTGATTGCGCAGCGTATCGCCTTTCCCCCACTTGAAATCAAAACCCGCCTCTTCAATCGCCATGCGCTGCATCTCGGCCACCGGCATTGGAGAGGTCTGCTTCGCAAGTGTCGCGACCAGGAAATTGCGCAATCTATCGGTACGTCCATTGTGTCCAGCCGCATTGGGAACGGCTTCGTCGTTCTTCTTGGTCGGCTGGTGAATCACCGAACTGTCGCCGGTCTTGTAATACATGCGGCGGGAAGTTTTCCCGGTCCTCGCTAGTGTTGTGGCGATTCGCTTTTCATCAGCGAGCGGAGTCAGTGCCAGCCTCACGGCGGTAACTGCGCTTTGTCTTGTCATCGTGGAGGGCAGCACTCCGTTTGCGATGAGTAGGGATGCGAGGGAAATCGAGTTGATACCCTCATCACCGGCCTTGTCGATTGCGATGAGTGCCGCCTCGCGAATCTGGTTTTTGTCGGAGTGCTTCGAGTGTTTCTTTCGGTGTGGGCCAGGAAGTCGCATACGGTCCAGGCCGTTTCCATTGCCGTTGGATTCGGAATGCACCTTGCCCTTGATCGTCGTTGCGGCCTGGGAGTGCAGCACCCTGGCCATCGCTTCGATGTCATCGCACTTCTGGAGCGCATTGCGAAGTGCTTCAATCATTTCTCGGAGTGCGTCAGCACGCATTCCGTCCAGGTTTAGGTCCAGTTCTGTTGGTCTCATGTGTTTCCTTTCTAGTCTACTCGAACTCGAAAATGGGCGTGTGGTGCAGTGGACTCCAGCACTTTACGCTGGTACGCCTCTCCTTTCAAATCGATCACCACTTGCTTGTAGCGCGGTCGGCGAATGAGACGCACTCCGTACTGGACCTTGTAGATTCCCTGTTGGATGCGAGCACCGTGGAGAATCAAGTCCTGGATCTGCGCATAGGCGTGGAGGTATTTCTGCCGAACCGCGTGAAATTCTTCTTCGAGCTTGTAGAAGTTTCGGAGCTTTTGTTGGTTGACGCTTTCGCCGCTGGTTCCTTCGAGGGCGACCGCGATTTCGTTTTCCGGAGGCAACATCTTGGCCGTCACGGGTACCTTTTCTTTCCTCTGTCTTGGCTTTGCCATAGGGGCACCTCGCGGAAAATGTATACGAAGTAGATGGGTATTGTCTATACTCAGCTGGTTCGCATGGCAGGGAATGGGTGAGAAAGCAGGGACAATTGAAGCTGACGGAAATCGAGCGAGCACTGTTTCAAAAACTCGGTCGTCGTGGTGGCAAGAAGCGCACAGCGAATATGACGCCGGAGGAAAGATCCAAAGCGGCGCGTAAAGCGGTCAATGCCAGATGGGCAAAAAGAGGATCGAAAAACAAGGCAGCATAGCGGGGAGGGCGGTGTTCTTCACCCGCGAGCAGATCCCAGGCGCGATGGCCAACGGGACGGTCGTGGAGAAGTGTATGTCCGAGCCTGGCGACACGCATCGCGACGGGGATCGTGCCACGATACTGGGCAGCTTTGGTGACGTGTCGGATCAATACGGGTACTTCGTGGAGTGGGAGAGCCACCCCGGAGTACCCGTTTTTGTTACGCATTTTCGCGTGCGGCCTGTGGAGTAGCAATGGAACGCTGTTGTATTCATCAAATCGCCATCATCGGAATCGTCACTGGCTTTGAACCTGCGGAGGAAGGCGACGTGTTCGTGTGCGCCCAATGCGCCGCACGCTATGTTCTGACGAACGGGAAATGGAGGCGCGATGAAGAAACAGGAACTCGGTGAATTCTTGAAGGGTCTGGCGCAGGCCGCGATGGAGGAAATGATCCAAGACGGCGGCTCCTATCCGCAACGCGCTGTCGTGAAAAACCTCAAGGGCGATATCCATTGCGTGGTCATGCCTGGGGAGCCGCTGCACGGCCACGTCATGGCGACGATGCTCCGATTGTTTGCCGAGCACGTCGGTGGTGCCGATGTGATCGCAGTGGCTTCGGATGCGCGGCTGAACGCCACGACCCGAGAGGAGTGGAGCAGGAGGCCCGAGGGTTATTCGATTGCGAAAGACGAGTCGAACCCCGAGTGCCTGATTGTGTCGGGCCGGACGCAGGGGCACAGCGCGTTGATTATGAATCCGTACACGCGGACCAAACACGACGGCAAAAAGGACACCATCACGTTCGAACATGCCGAGCCGACAATCGAGGACCGCATGGCGAAACTGAACCTCGTGATGATTCCCAACGTATGGGAGACGGTGCATTGAGCAAGTGCTACCGCATGGATGGGAGCCTCTACGACGGCGACGATCCGCTGCTGGATTGGGCGCGCGATCTGGAGGACCGTCGCGGTCGCATCATCGGACAGGACGCGCTCTGGAACGGACTCTGGATATCCACGGTGTGGCTGGGCCTGGATCATTCCTTCGGTCATGGGCCACCGTTGATTTTCGAGACGATGGTGTTCGATCACTTGAATGGCGGCAGCGGCGTGGATCTGGACCAGCAGCGATACTCGACGCTCGCCCAGGCCGAGCGCGGCCACCGCGACATGATGCGGGAGTACTCGCGTTTCTGGCCGACCGTGCGGCGGTGGCTTGCCGATGCAATGAAAGTCGAAGACGATCTATGGTGGGAGGATTGATGCGGATCTGGATTGCGCAATGCTTGTGTCCGTCGCGGCACTGCCTGATGGCATCGGTGTCGAGGGATGAATCCTCCGGCCCCGAGGAAGCGATGCAGAAGGTGCGTGCCGGGGTTCGGGCTGGACTCAACGGTGGCGATTACAAGCTGGGCGCACCGCCAATGAACCCGTGGTGCGGCCTCTGTGGCGCAACCAACGATACCTGGATATTCGAAGTCCGACGCTCGAAGGAATTCGCCACGCCGGAAGCAGCTGTGGCTGAGATCGCGGATCTGGTGCAGAAGCAGGTGGAATCCAAGCGCATCTTGGACGAGCTTGGATTTTCCTACGACGCGCAGCACAAGAGGAAGCCGAATTGAAAGACCAATCCTGCAATGGCGTCACGATCCCATCACGGATGCGGCGGCTCCCGCGTTTCATGGGAATGCCGATTCCGTACTCGACCTGGATACACCCGGAGACCCACGTTCCAGATTTCAAGACCAACGACGAACACAAGCGCAGGCGGTGTGTGGTCCGGCGATTGTGTGCCATGTGCGGCGAGCGGATGAACCAGAAGATCGCGTTCATTGGTGGACCCGGATCGATTGAGGACGGCCAGCATTTCATGGATGCCGGGATGCACCCCTCCTGCGCGGAGTTCGCATGGCTGGTGTGTCCCTACATCGTGATGGGACGCGGCCATGCCAAGACACACAAGATCGATCCGCGTGCGGCAGTGGAAGTGTTTCGCAATATTCCGACCGAACCGCCCGAACGCATGGGCATGATGATTACCACCGACTACGAAATCGTGGACCATCCCAGCGGCCCCATCGTCCGCGCTGGCGCTCCAGAGTCGGTGGTGTGGCGCATATTCGAAAGGAAATGAGCGTGGAACCCGACCTGCCTACCTCTACAGGTACACAAGACCGCTTTGTATGTGGAGAATGTGGCGGCACGAATTTTCTCGAAGGTCCGCATGGGGGCCTCGCGGTGAACTTCTGCTGCGGGGATTGCTGGGCCAGGTACAACGACACGATTTTCAGCATCGACCGGCATGGATGGGTCGATGACAGCGAACGGGAATGCTTCAGGAAGACCGACTGGTTCCCGATTTCGCGACACTACGAAAAGCACGGGGGAACAGAATCCATGACACCGACGTTCGCAATCCGAATTGAAGTCACCGCAGGCACGGTTGAACACAAAACCACGCGGGAATACACCAAGTCCTGGGAAGTCAGCATCGAGGAGTGGGATTCCGCAGACCGCGAGAAATTCGTCTTGAGGGCCACCAACACGGCGTTTGGATATGCGAAGTCCCTGCGACGTGAGGGAGCCACCTGGGTGAACGTACAGTGGCAGTGCACGCGATGAATGACCACATCCCAACGTGTGCGGAACTGAATCGCCGCCCGTGCTGGAACGGATTCATCGAGCGCGGATCGTTGCTGCATCAGTGGTCTGGGTGGCCGGGAGCGCACTGCCTGGTGTGTTTCTGCGAAGACCCTTGCGAGATTTGCCTGGCCGACAACTGCATGTGCCATTGCCACAACGATTTGTGGGATGCGCTAGAGAAATATTCCGCCAACGATGCCGCATTGAGTATCGGAACCGATCCATTCGAAGATTTGTGATTCCCGCAAAACCACGCCAGTCGCGGTGTTGCGACGAACCTGCCAGATAGAAACAAAATAATCATTGTATCGCCGAATTTTGTTTTGTAGCGTGCCATACATCTTGAAAGATGACCGCGATGCTTTCTCGGCTGCGCCCATTTTGCTGCTGGCGCTTTTCAGCATCTAGCTATCTGACGCGACAAGCCACCGTTTCAAGAACACACACAACATAGGTATTTTTTCCGCGAAAGTGGGGAAGTTTTGGCCGTGAAAGCGACCAGAAAACGGAGGCTCGCGATGGATGTATCCATCCGTTTCAATACTGCCCGTGCGTTGGCAGAGTGTACCGAACGCCGATGGAGCTTGGCGATGTGGGCCGACCGCGCACGGTGTAGTCCACCGACACTGCGTGCGTTTCTCAATGGCGATCCGAAACTGAAGAACTCGACGGTGGACCAGATCCTGTTGCCGTTGGGACTGTGCGCGCTCGACATCGTGATTCTTCCGCAACCCAGGGTTTTGAATCCGGAACCCGTACTGGTGGGTGAATAGCGATGGCGGAATTCGCAACACGCGCCGACTGGCTCCGCATCGTCCGCAGCAAACTCACCATCCTGGGAGGCTGCGTCCACGCGATAGAAAACGATACCCGCAACTGCGCCGACACGCGCGCCAAGGCCAGGTTGATGCAGCGCGAAATCGATGAACTCATTGCGATGGCCTACCGCGTCCGGCAGGTCGAACCCACCAACGAAGAGGAGATCCCGTTTTGAAAACATCACCAACAATTGCCCAGTTGGCCGAAGCGTTGTCGCTCGCGCAGGGTGAAATGGAAGCGGCGCGCAAGGACAGCGACAATCCATTTTTCCATTCGAAGTACGCCGACCTGGCATCGGTCTGGGATGCGTGCCGTGGCCCGCTGGCCCGGCATGGCCTCTCGGTGGTGCAGATGCCGGAAACAAATCCCGACATTGCTGGCGTCATCATCACCACGAGGCTGATGCACCTCTCCGGGGAATTCCTCGAATCCGAATTGCGCATGAACCCGAAGGTGGACGATCCCCAGGGTGTGGGTTCCGCGATCACCTACGGACGACGCTATGCGCTGGCCGCAGCGGTGGGCATTGCGCCCGAGGACGACGACGCGAACGCCGCATCCGGGAAGAAACCCGAGGCTGTCACCGGCAAGGCCATCACCATCACGAAGCCGAAGCCTGCATCCACCGCCCCGGCTGCAACACCGGCACCGCCCAGCACTGCTGCGCCGACGCCTGTGCCGCCCGAGGCCGTGGCTCCAATTCCGGAAGTGGTGGAATACATCGGTCGCGGCGAGCAGGTGAACTTCGCGACGTTGTTCCGCGAATCGCTGCCGAAGAAGTTCGAGCGCGATGCCGAAGAACTGCGGCACGAGTGGCTGGTGACGCACAAGTTCATCGACGCCGATGGCAACCCGTCGAGCAAGATGATCCCGAAAAAGGACTACGTCGTGTTTCGGCAGATGGCACAGAAGTGGGCCAAGGAATACACCGATGCGCAGTGAACTGCTTTGCCCGCATTGCCAGCTGCCGTTGCGGATCATTGCGGTTTCCGGCGCTGATGCCGACCGCGCCGACCGCGCCGACGTGGGCGACCTCGGCGAATTGCTGTTGCAGATCCATGACGAGAACCTGGAGGACGGCTGGGAGATAAAGTTCATCCGGGAGACCCGCGAGCGGTTTGCCGAATGGGGCGGCAAGATTCGTATGAGCGAGAAGCAGATGGGCATCGTTCGGAGAATCGCCAACCGATGAGCATCTGCATATTCGATGAGGCCACCCACACCTACACTCGCGACGGGGTGCGTCTGCCATCGATCACCGAAGTCATCACGGCGTGTTGGCCGCGAACCGATGGTGCTCCGGAGTCGGCCATCGAGCACGCGCGCGAGCGTGGTGTCTGGGTGGATTCCGCGTTCACGGCGTACTTGACCGATGGCACCGTGGAGATTCCGACCGGCACGCCGCAGGAATTTGCCGACTGCCTGGGGATGGCGATTGATTGGTGGGATGCCGAGCGCGGCGGTGCCAGTGTCGAGTGCCAGGTGCGACTGTTCGGAAACAAAGAGGCCGGGAGCGCGGATCTGGTGGTGGATGGCCACTCCATCATCGACCTGAAGGCGACGTGGGAGATTTCCAAAACGGTCGGCGCGCAATTGGGCGGCTACTCGACGCTACGCGAAGAGATGGGCCAGTACTCCGATCACCTGGCCATCCTGCATGTCCATCGCCGACTGAAGGTCGCAAAGTTCGTGGACATTCATTACGAGGAAGCCTGTCGCCAATGGCGCGTGATTCGCGATTTCTGGAGGCTCACCCGCGCGGCTTGACCGCATTGGAGGTTCGATGGCGCAACCACAAAAGGCGCGAAACAAAACGGCCCCCGCATCGGCGGGTTCTCGCAAACAGAAGATCGCGGCCTACTACGAGGGGCGATATCCGGAAAAGAAACTACGGCGGATGTTTCGCACAGGACACTCCATCGCCGCGCTTCGCATCTGGGCCGACCGCTACAAGACCCCCAGCGGGTCATCCGGCAATGGCGCGCTCATCAAAATTGGGAAGGTCTTGAAACTCAATCTCTCGCAGGGATCGGGTACGTAGCAACAACAACAAAACGGAGGCACACATGAAAAGCATTTTCGATGGATGGAAACGGAAGATCGATATGAACCTGCTCGACGGCCAGGGCGGTTTCTGCGCCCGAGGGTGGATCAGGCATCACTATGGCGCGCCGCAAGCTGCCTGGACTCCGGACCAAACCAACCAGGTGGGCGCGGCAGAGGCGCGGATCGGTCGTTGGATCATTGCGAACATGGACGTGCCGCAGGTCTACCGCGAGATGCCCGGCGCGGCCATCGCCTGGGCGAATAACACCCACGCGCTCGACATCGAGGGGTTCCGCATGGTGGATCTGCTGACGCAGGGCCATGTGCCGGAGCCACCCGAGGACCTGCCCGAAATCACGGAGCCGGAAATGCCAGAACAGGAACAACCCGCCATCGGCGAGCCGCCCGAAATTCTGGAGCCAGCTGCGGCGTGAAAGTCGCCAAGGCCCCCAAGGAATGGATCGTGAACTGGTACTGCCGCAAGTGTTGGCAAGAGGGCAGCGTCACGTTCCAGGGCGATACGCCGCCATTGGGCTGGCCGGACCCGGCGCAGATGCCTGCCGTGGTCAAGCAACACAAAGACATCCTGCGCGGCTTCATTCACCACGGGAAGTGTGGCGGGGACATCCACCCGCAGCAATCCAAAAGCGTGATGAGGCGCATACGGGTGATGAAACCACCGGCCCTGCCCGACAACGGCGAGCCGGTGATTGTGACCAAACGAGGAACACACACATGACCGAAACGAAAGAACTCGCAAAGGAGGTCCACACCGAACGCATTTTCGTGAACGCGGAAATGGCGCGGCGATGGATACGGCTCAACATCGAAAACAATCGACCCATCAACCAACAGCGCGTCATGCAATACGCCCGCGATATGCGGACTGGGAAGTGGCACGAGAACGGCGACACGATCAAGTTTGCCGTCGGCGGCGAACTCATCGACGGACAGCACCGCCTGCTGGCGTGCATCGACTGTGGCATTGGCTTCTGGTCGTTGGTCGCCTATGGCGTGAAGAAGGAAGCGTTCGTCACCATCGACCGCCATCAGGCTCGCACCGTGGGCCAGGTACTGCACCTGTCTACCGGCATCTCGAACTACGGACACCTTGCCGGGGCGCTGTCGTGGCTCTATCGGTTTCGCGATGGGATCGTTTTGCCGCTGACGAGCGCGCGACCGACCTCCGGGGAACTGGCCGAACTTTTCGCCGAGCATCCAGGGATGGCCGAGTCGGTGAAAGTTGCCGTCTCCACCAACACCCGTTTTCGATTCGGCAGCGTCGGCGCGATGGCGATGTGTCACTACACCTTCTCCCGGCAGGATGCCACATTGTGCGAAGCATTTTTCGATGCGCTCGCCGTGGGTGCTGGGCTGCGGGAAATCGATCCGGTGTTCCGGCTGCGCGAACGCATCATCGCATCGCAAGCCAAACGTCTGCCGGTGTACGACCTGATTGCGCTCACATTCAAAGCCTGGAACGCGGAGAAGGAACAGCGCACGATGGGCGGCGTGTTGCGGTGGCAGGTGGGGGAATCGTTCCCCAATATCGGACCCATCGCGGAACGGAAGATGAGGCCGGAACAGAAGGCCGCGCATGTGCCGAAGAAGTCCGCGAGGCTCAAGCCAGGTTCGGCATACAAGGCTGCGCCGACGCCATCACCAGCGAACGGCAACGGCGTGGTGACCAAGCTCGACCAGTTGCTGGCAAAGGCCACCGCGATGAGCCTGGACCACGCGGCGAGAAAATGACGTTCGCGGAAATCGTCGCGATGATCCCCAGCGCACGCATGGCCGGGGAAGGCAGGGCCGTTGCCAAGTGTCCGGCACACGATGACCGCACGGCCAGTCTGTCGCTGCGGGAGGAGAACGGGAAGGTTCTGGCGCACTGCTTTGCCGGGTGCGGCTTCGCGGCAATCTCGAAGGCCGTCGGCCTGGACGAGCGCGACTGGTTCAGCGATGCGGCGGCATCGGCAGGATCGCGACCCGCGAAGGTGTACCGGATGCTGGAGCACGACGCCCGTGTTCAGCGGGTGAATGCGTACTGGCGGCGGGTGGATGAACTGGGAACCGAACTTCGCCGGAGGGATCTGCGGCGGATCATGATCGACCGGCGCGTGGCGGCTGGGAAATTGTCGATGGAAGACGCGATGGAATTGCTGGGACCGATCTACAAAGGCTACTCGGAACTGGAGGCGGAATGGCAAGGACTGATGGACAGGAAGGAACCGTTGCTGTGAAAGACATCGCGTCCCTCCCGGATGTGTTGACGGTGAGGCAGGCGGCGGTATGGCTCGGGATCTCCTACGATGCCGTGCTTGGGTATATTCACAGCGGCGATCTGGTCGGCAGGACACTCCCGCGTCGGCGCACATATCTCATCGACAAGAGCGACCTGTTGGATTTCTGGGATGCCGCGAAGGGCGGGAAAGTTGGCCACAAAGTTGGCCACTTGCCGGTGGCCAAGTCGCGAAAAGCCCAAGGAAGTGGTGGTATCGAAAAGCGCGGCGCGAACGGCGAATTCCCAATCAACCCCAACTGGGGCAGGCACTTGCACGTAAATGACTAAAGGATTCCTAAACCGGAGGTCGAGCGTTCGAGTCGCTCCGGGGCCATTCAGAATCAGCAGGTTACGATTTGCGGTCGGAGAAGTTGGCCACCAAATCGGTGTTTTTGGCCACCGAGACCGGATTCGTTATGTCGTAGATGGCGCGCAGACTCTCCGAATCTGCCTTGGCCGGGATGTCGTACCGGCGCGCGGTATCTGCGTCAAGCCATCCCACCGCCCCCTGTGCGATAACTTCCGGCACTCCCATGCGGACCAGATTCCGATAGGCCGTGCGGCGAAAGTCGTGGAAGAAAACCGCTGCCCGCGTGGTCGTCATGACCTGCCTTTTTTTCTTCCCGCGTTGGATAATTACTGGCGCGAGAACCGGCTGGTTTTTGCCGTCGCGCTTGATGGTGCCGTCGTCGTTCCGCAGCGCACGCTGGACGGGCACGGTCTTCACTGCCAACCCGGCCTTGCGGCACGCCGTCGCCCAGGACTTGTAGAACGTCTTGATTTCGTCGCCGCCCGGTGTCCGGAAAATGCGCTGGTTCGGGAAGTATTTGACCTTGGGCCGAATACCTTCGAGCAGTTCGCGCAATTCGCCCACCATCGGGAACGTCCTCCCCTTGCCATTCTTCGTTTCGCTTTTTTCCATCCGCACGCCATCGGCGTGGACGTGTCGCCATTCGCGCGTCATGACCTCCTGATGCCGCCATCCGGTGATATAGCCGAAGCGTGCGACCGGCACCAGATGTGCGGGCAGGTGCCTGCAAATCGCTTCCAACTGATCGCGCTCGAAGAACCCTTCGCGCACGTTGTTGGGATTCAGCATCTCGATATACGGCGTGTGAAAGATTCGTTCGTTCTGCTTCGCGAGCCTGAAGGCGCGTTTCGCCGCCTGCAATTCGAGATTGATATTCCCGTCCGCAGCACCCTGTTTCTGGCGATGCACCACGTACCGGGTAAAGTCCCCGGCGACGAAGTCAGCGGCCTTTCTGGTCGTGCCGAAAAAAGGCAACAGATGGAGCAGGTATCGACGGCGGATGTCGTCGGTCGAGCGGAGCTTTTTCATTTCGTAGTACAGCACCACGTCGTCACAGAGTTCGCCGAAGGTGATGGTGTGCGGCTTCGAGGTAACAGGCCCCAGGTTGCTGGCGATAGCGCCGTGCCGGATTGTCAACTGGCGGATGGCTTCGGTGAGGGCAGCTTCGCGGGTTTCCCCGGTGATGGTCTCCTGTTGTTTCTCGCCCTGTGCGTTGGTGTATCGGATCTGAAAACTGCGCTTGCCGCGCTCGCGGACTCCCTTTGGCAATTCCATGTATGTGTTCCTTCCTTCTGCGTTTCGGTCCCCACCAGTATACATGGCCGCTTTGTATCAACACACACACAAAAGGAAAGGGTCCCCCGCACAACCAGGGGACCCCGCAGAACAACACACGAAAAACCAACACCCCGATTCTCGCCGCAGGTGGCGAAAAACGCAATGACAAACGCTGGAGGTTCGCATGTCCGAATTCGATAAAAATCCACAGTCGATATACAACGCCGAAATGAGAGACACCCCGGAATGGCGGGAACGCGCGCGGGGGATCAAAGAACACGACAACTACACCTGCCAATACTGCGGCAAGAAGGCAGGTCAGGCGCTAGACGTGCACCACCTGTTCTACCACTACAGGGTATGGGAAGCGCCCGACCACGCCCTCGTCACGCTCTGCCACGACACCTGCCACCAGAAGGACGGGGATTATGTTTGGACGCAGAAAAGCCCGGTCCCCGGTCGCCCAGGAGTTTTCCAGCAGACCGGCAAGATCGGCCCGTACTTCGACACGCTGCTCCTGTTGGCCCACGAGTTTCGCAATCGCGGCATATCGATCCGGCGACTGATGGCGTTCGCTCGGCTCATTCCACAACTCACCGAAGGCCAGTGGCAAGACATTGTCCGCTACATTCCCGCCGAGGAGGAAACCCAGTCAGAGGACGATGCCGCGTTTGCGGAGTACATGAACAGCAGGGGCCAGGCGTGAACCCCGATATCAACTGGGCCATCCGGCAGAAGGCTCCGGCATCGTGCAAGCACGTCCTGCTTGTATTGGCAAACCGCGCCGACCGGAACCATTCCTGCTATCCGTCGCTCACCCGGATTTCGTCCGATACCGGGCTGGATCGATCCACGGTCACTAGGTGCATCACGCAACTACTCGACATGGGTTTGTTGCTCCGGGAAAAGCGTGGAATCCAGACCAACATTTACCGGCTCCCAGTAGGCGCACCACGCAACCAGGTGGTAGTTGCACCACGCAACCAGGAGCAGGTGCAGGATGCGCCTAGTTGCACCACGCCACTAGTAGCACCACGCCACCAAGGTAGGCGCACCACGCCACCAAAGGTAGTTGCACCACGCGCCACTGAACCCAAAGTAGAACCCAAAGGAACCCAAAAGGGGGATAGGGATGTGCCTGCCGGTCTCGGCGAATTTCATTCCGTGGTTCTGTCGGAAACGCAATCCGCGAAACTCCATGCGAAGTTCAACGGGAACTTCCAGCGGTATCTGGACCGGCTGGATCGGTACTCGCAAACCCACCCGAAGGAATTCAAAAAATACGAGTCCCACTACGCGGTGTTGCTGTCGTGGTACGACCGCGACATTGCCGAAGGGAAACTCAAACCCGAAATCCCAGGCACCAACGGCCACTACACCACCGAGGAAATCGCCGAGGCCACCGAGCGGCTGCGCAAGGGAGGCGTGCGGATATGAACATCGAGTTTTTTCTGGAGCGTTGCGAAATGCTCTGGCCATCGGCGAAACCCCTCACCGTGGACCAACGCGCGTTCTACGCCGCGAAGCTGATGAACTTCGAAGGCCGAGACCTCGCGAAAATTTTCGACTACCTGTCGGAGACGGGGAAGTTCTTCCCCAAGATCGCGGACGTGTTCGACGCGGCCCGGCATTGCTCGATGCTCGACCGCGTGCAACCCACCGCGCCGCACGAGTGGACGCCGACCGGGTGCCGGTCGTGTGGTGGCTCCGGACAGCTGGCGGTGTTCTTTGAGGAGACCGCCGACCCAACAAACGGCCACCGGCAACGGTCCTTGCGCCGGGTGATGCAGTACGAGGCTTCCAACGCCGTGCTCCAGGTCAACGACTGGACCCGGTTCTATTTCCGGTGCCATTGCCCGGCTGGGGAAGTCCCCACACTGCACAAGGGGTTGCCGCGATGGCAGGAGTATCTGCCATGACCGCAGCGGAACTTCGGGCATCGCGTAATCGTCTGGAGGCGGCGGGGTTGTCGGTCGCGGTTTGGAGCGACGGCCATGCCACGCTCGTGAACGAAAAGCAAATCCCCGGCGTGTGGCTCGCCAGGGCATTGGTGTTCAGTCCCCAGGAAATGTACGACTACATCCGGCTTTCGCCCCAGGAACGGGCTTTGGTTCGCGGGCTGAAAGGACTACGGCCAGCGAAATGAATTTTTACAACGACAACGATCCGTATGCCGCCCGGTGGCTGGAAAACCTGATCGCTGCCGGACAGATCCCAGGAGGCACCGTTGACACAAGAAGCATTCGCGAAATTGCTGGCGTCGATTTTTCCAGCTACACCCAGGCCCATTTCTTCGCCGGGATCGGCGGATGGCCTCTCGCGCTCGCTCTCGCCGGGTGGCCAGCAACTCGGCCTGTTTGGACCGGCTCCTGCCCCTGCCAGCCTTTCAGCGCCATCGGACGACAACGGGGAACCGCCGATGAGCGAAACCTCTGGCCTGTCTGGTTCGAGCAGATCCGCGTCCAACGACCGGACACAATTTTTGGCGAACAGGTTGGCAACGCAATTGGCTTCGGTTGGCTCGATGGAATATCGGCAGACTTGGAAGCAGAGGGCTACACCGTCGGGGCGGTTGTATTGGGTGCACACAGCATCGGCGCGCCCCATATCCGGCAACGGCTCTACTTCGCGGCTTCCATCGATCCAGGCGGATGGGAACGGGTTGTCTTTTCTTCCGACTGCGACGAGGACGGCAACTGCCCCAGGTGCGGAATCGACTATGCCGACTGTCCGTGCCTTGGACCCACCCAGGACGGAGTCGAATACCAGGAGCGGCCCGACGGACTTTACGCTCGCCGGTTGGGTGAGTCCTTCGACCAGGGATTGGAAAGACACACCAGGGATGGCAACGACCGCCGTGAATCCGGACGGCTCGGCCCGGACCCGGCAGGATCAATTGCCGCGCCAGGCGGCAATGGTTTCTGGGACCGATACGAACTCGCCTATTGCACAGACGGGAAAGCGCGGCGCATTGAACCCGGAACTCTCCCGCTGGCTGATGGGGTTTCCCAGCGCGTGGGCAAACTGCGCGCCTACGGCAACGCCATCGTCCCGCAAGTCGCGGCGGAATTCGTGAAAGCGTTTCTTGAATCCACAAACCCACAACCAGGAGGAAACTTTGAAGAAAAATAGCGCCCGTATCACCATTGTGCTCGACCGATCCGGATCGATGGAATGTGTCCGGCAAGCCACCATCGACGGGTTCAACGAATTCATCCACGGCCAGAAGGACGTTCTCGGCGAGTGCCACGTCCGATTGATCCAGTTCGACCACGAGATAGAAACCGTCTGGGACCGGCCTCTGTACCACGTTCCGAAGCTGGGGGTGGAAAACTACGTCCCTCGCGGCAACACGGCCCTGTTCGACGCTATAGGCGAAACAATCACGTCTCTGGGGATCAATCTTGCCCGGCTTCCGGAGTCCGAGCGGCCCGAGCATGTGATCGTGATGGTGTTGACCGATGGCCAGGAAAACGCGAGCCGGGAATATAGCCAGGCGCAGATTCGCCAGATGGTGCAACACCAACGCGAGCAGTACAACTGGCAGTTCATTTTCCTCGGTGCGAATCAGGACGCGGTACTCACCGCCCAGGGGTTCGGTATCCCGAGGCAAGCGGCGATGACATACGCCTCGAACACGATCGGCACGCGCAATGCGTTTCGGTCCAGCACTGCGTATTCCAACAGCGTCCGGATGGGTGCCAACAACGTCGCGTTTTCCACCGACGACCGCACCAAGGCGATGGAGGAAACCAAGTGACCAAAGCTGCGTTGATCGCGATGCTCGAACCGATGCCCGAGGACGTGGAGCTATTGGTTCGCGACCATCCGATGTTGAACTCATGGTCCGAGGCCGTGGTTGTTGCCGAGATGGACGCCCACGGCGGTCGGGTGTATTTCTATCCGCCAGGCGCGGCACCGGCTCCCGATATCGAGTGAAGGCGAATTCCAAAAAAGTCACCATCGACGGGATCGTGTTCGATTCCGGCCATGAGGGAGACGTGTACCGGGACCAACTCCGACCGCTGGCCCGCAGCGGGGCCATCACGCAGTTACAGTGCCACCCGAAGTTCACGTTCATCGTCAACGGCGTGATTGTGGGCACCATGAAGCCGGATTTTGTTTTCGTGGATTCGAAGGGGTTGTTCGGCCCGGCTGGGATGTTGCTTTGTTGGGACGCGAAAGGTTTTCGCAGGTCGAAAAAGACAGGGCGGATGTTGCCCAGGGTGGACCGGGAATTCGGAATGAAAAAAAGGCTACTCCGCGCGCTGTTCGCTCTGGAGATTGTGTGCGTCTGACACGAGAAAAGGCCGGGACCCTTTCGGAGTTCCCGGCCTTCCCCCCAGTGCAGCCATCCACGGCGGGAGGCTATCACAACACGGCGCTACTTGTGTCGGTCGTTTCGAATCCGGTCCAGTTGGTACAGCAGGCCCAGGAGTATCACGACGACGGCCACGGTCCAGTTCATTGGTTCCCCCGATACTTCCGGACGGGGTTTTCCTTTCGCGGTCGGCCACCGCGCTTCCCGTTTTCGCGGGAGGCGGCGGCTTTCGCTTCCGATGTGACCGAGGCAATGCAGGCGGGGCATTGCAGGATTGTGCCGTGGGTGGGACATTTCGGGTTTTTCACTGTATTCCTTTCGTGTGTTCGGCCGGTTCGTTCGCAAAAGCTGGCCGGATTGTTCAGGTCCGTTTCGACGTTGCAGGCGTTACAGCGCACGGCCTCATAGCCGAGCGCGCCGTCATGGAATACGGTATCGGTGCTTTGACATTGCGGACAGGCGGGCGCGCTCATGGCCGCACGACCGGCGCGCTGTTTGTCGTGACGGCACCGCAGACGGTACAGTATTCCAGGTATCCGTTGAAAGACTGCATCGGCTGTTGAGCGTCCCCAGGATGCTCGCAGAAGGCGTTCAATCGAAGGTCGCGGGCTTTTTCTTCGGCGTCGAAAACGGCATCGGTGCGATTCATCCGGTCCACCGGCAAGGTTATCGAGTAGAGTTCGCGGTCATCGCCCAGGACGCGAACCACCCCGTTCCAGGTCGGCACCGGCTCGGGTTCGGTGGCCGCGATGGTGGCCGGTTCCTTGGAAACTATTGCGTCCCGCCCGCTATTCCATTGCGCGGACGTGAAAGCATCGCCGCACGAACCGATCAAGCGCCCGTCTTTGGTGCGGGTTTCTTTTAGGGTTACCGTGTCGCCACAAATCGGGCACAAGTCCGATTCAACCGCCTCGGGTTCCGGCTCGGGGAAAAAGTCCGCAAGGTTCAGCGGCACCGGCTCGGGTTCGGCCTCGGGTTCCAGTGCGGCGTCCGCGCGCCCAGGGGTTACCCCGTCCCAGGTACGGGACAGGTCCACCCCGTCCCACTTGTCGCCCAGCGGCATTACAACGTACCGAAAGGAAAGATCGTCCGCTTCGAACACGATGGCGTTGGTGTCACCGGCATACCACACGGTCAGGGGCCAAGCGCCGCACATCGGCTCCAGGAACTCGGGATTGATTGCAACGTGCCAGGGTTCCCAGCTTGTGACCGGCAAGGTTTCTTCGAAATCACCGGCATCATTGCCAGCGGTTTGCCGGACGGGTTCGCCATGCTCGGACGTTATCCGCAATTCGCCAGGGTTGCCGATGAGACGAACCCGAGGCGCGCGTTCGTCCACCATGAGCGCGGCGCGCTTCAACGCCAGGTGAAACTCGGGATTGTCGAGTAACCCCACCTTGCGCGCGGCACCGGCCCATATATCCAGGATCGGGGTTCGTGTGCCCACGCCAGCGCCAGGTTTCAACAGGGCGGTTTTCCCATCGGTCGAAACAATTTCCCACCCGTCCAGGCACGGGGTTCCATTGTACCGGCCAAAATTCGCGCGCGCGTTTTTCAGCATCCGTTTCTGGATACTGTCTTTGATACGTTCGAACGCCTTCGAGAATCCAGTGGCCCCAGGGGTTTCGATTCGCGGTTTCAGCGCGGGCATTTTGAAAGGTTTCGAACCCGGTGCGGCATATTTCAGGCAGTTCGGATTCGAATAGGTGACGGTCCCATCGCGCTGGATTCGAAGGAACGAACCGGACGACGTTTTCCGTCCAGGCTCCCAGGTGTATCCAGGGCCGGTGTATCGGACGGGGTTGCCGTTATGATCGGTCGCGGGTTTCGCGGGCGGAATTGCCAGGGCGGTTTCGATTTCGATTTCGTCAATTGTTGTGCTCATTGCTGTGCTGTCCTTTCGTGTGTCGTGTTGTTGGTTTGTTGGGGCGGCGTGTGCCCGCCCCAGGGTTGCTAGTGTTGATAGCGTCCTTCGATGACGGCGAGTTCGTTGGTTTCGATGGCGTCATTCCAGATTGCGATATCGATTTCCAGGTTGGCAATTTCCACCCGCAGCGCGGCGATGCGCGCGTGGGCTTTTTGCAGGTTCGCCAGGTCGGCGGAAACTTGGGCGCGGTAGAATTCTTTCGTCTCGAACATTATCGTTGTGTCCTTTCGTGTGTCGTGTGCGGCCACCTTGAAATATAGGCTAGCCGTTGGGTTATGTCAATGGGCGGGTTCGTTGCCAGGGAACCCGCCCCAGGGAACTAATCGTAATCGGGCCGGTCCTCGGTGCCGTCTCGGTCCTCGGTCACACGACCGGCTTTCAAGATAGTGTCGGCGGCGTGGAAAATCTTTTGTGCCGAACGCTCGGGTATTTCGCCGCCCCAGTTCTGGATATACCCGCGACAAAATTCCGCCCCAGGCAACCCGAGCGATTCCAGGCAAAGTAGCGCCACCGATTCCGCTTCGATTTCTTTCAAATTGCGCGGGGTTGCTTCGGTATCGTTGAAAGCGGTTTCGGTCGTGTGTCCCAGGAGTATGTGCCCGAGTTCGTGAAAGGTTGTTTTCGCGGGCAATTCCGCCAGCGGGTTTATCGCGATTTCCCGAGCGCGGGCGTAACCCTGTACGTTGCCGTTGAGTATCTGGAATTCGGTTTCGGTCACGTCAAGCGCCGCCAGGGCCGTTGTACGATCCCAGGCCGGAACCGCTGGCGGAACATACTCCGCGCCATCGGTTTGTCCG